ACAGGGAACCAAATGGCCTCAGCAGTTGTACTACTTACGCAACCGAATATCGACTTCACCACATTCCTGGGCCTTGCACACAAGGTACTCGGGTACAGCCCCTCGGCCAACGTCGATCAAAGCAGACTGAACCATTCTGATGCAGAACGGTTTCTGTCATGCCTCGCCGCCCTACGTGATCCCAACGCCCCCGCAGGTATCACTCCGAATCTGTTAGCTCACGTCTCTTACTCTGTCCTCCTGATGGCGGACGAGCGTGATCTGGTTGACATACTCGAAGCTGCCGCCGGCCTACCGGTGGTGACATCCGAGACCCTCGCTCGCAACGTGATGCTCGCCATTCTGACGGGCACGTTGGCGCAGTGGCGAGACGCAGTTGTCTCCGGCTCGACACGCACGGCCGAATACAACGTCCGTCAAACCTTCTGTCAGATCATGGCCCTCTTTGAACAGGCCGGTCTCGGCAAGGTTTGGAAGGACTACCAGCCAAAGCCGCTCGACGACAACACATTCTTCCTCGAATACAAACCGCGATGAGCGAAATCGTTCAAGTCAAACTGACGACCCGCACGAAGTCGGGCACCTTGATTCGCTCTCCAGCCACGCTGGAGTACGCGGACGGTCGCATCTACTTCCTGAAGTCGCCCTTCAGTTTGAAGGACGAGATCAAAGCGATGGCCGGCTCCCGCTGGCATGGCTACGACGAGGAAGACGGCCGCAAAATCTGGTCGGTCGAGGACTCACAACGCAATCGGTTCCAGCTCGGCTTCCTCATGGGTGAGGATGTCTATGAGTGGTTCAACCGTGATGTTGTCCAGCACACCTACGAAGGTCTCACGCTCAACGGCAAGCCCGCGGAGCCCATGCCGCACCAGCGAGACATGGCCGATCACTTCCTCACGTACCACTACGGCGTGAAGGCGGCGGAGATGGGCGTCGGCAAGACGCTCTCTGCCCAGCTCGTGATCCAGAAGTCAGGAGTGAAGTTCTGGTGGTGGGTCGGCCCAAAGTCGAGCCTGCCGAACATACGCCGCGAGTTCCGTAAATGGGGCTTCAATTTCGATACGGGTGACATCCATATCGAAATGATGACGTATGAGGAACTCACCCGCCGGATGGATGAGTGGAAGCCCGGCGACCCTGTGCCGCAGGGTGTCATCTTTGACGAGTCCTCGCGGCTGAAGGGTGCCACCAGTCAGCGCACACGTGCCGCCCAAATGCTGGGCAACCTGATCCGCGACAAGTACGGGTTCGATGGCTACGTCATCGAGATGTCTGGTACGCCGTCGCCGAAATCTCCCATCGACTGGTGGTCGCAGACCGAGATCGCGTGGCCGGGCTTCCTCAGAGAGGGCAGCCCGAAGGCGATGGAACAGCGGATGGCGTTCCTGAAGAAAGTCGAGTACGACTCAGGCGTCTTCCCTAAGCGGGTCGGCTGGCGGGATGACGAGAAGAAATGCAACGTGTGCGGCGAGTACGAGGAGCTAGGCCCACACGAGCTGGACGGCGACACGGACCCAGCCGAATACCACCCTTACGTCCCGAGCATCAACGAAGTTGCGCTGCTCCATGACCGCCTGCAAGGGCTGGTCATCATCAAGCACAAGAAAGACTGCCTCACCCTCCCCGACAAACGATACCGGAAGGTTATCTGCAAGCCGTCGTCTTCAGTGCTGCGCGTCGCCCAGGCGATGATGCAAGCGGCACCGAACACCATCACGGGCCTCACATGGCTCCGCGAGTTGAGCGACGGGTTCCAGTACAAGGAAGTGAAGGACGGCGAGACTCGCTGCACGCATTGCGAAGATGGCAAGGTAGATGAGTGGTTCACTGGCGACCGGGCCTACCGCGCGATCGACATGCTCGATGACGAGCTGGTCGCGAAGCTGGAGAAGCGGAGCGTTGATTGCCCGCGGTGCAAGGGCACCAAGCTGGTTGACAAGATCGTCCGCATCACCAAAGAGGTTCCCTGTCCGAAGGACAAGGCCCTCGAAGCGGACCTGGAGACCTGCGAAGAGACTGGCCGCATTGTGATCTTCGCCGGCTTCACCGGCTCAGTGGATCGCATTGCCAACTTCTGCCGTAAGAAAGACTGGGCTGTTGTCCGCTGCGACGGCCGCGGCTTCGAGGTAACGGTCCGAGAAGACAAGCAGACGCGGGTCATCACGAGCAGTGGCGACGAGGCCCTGGCCTATTGGGCGAATCTTGCGGAGAACCCGCGCGTCGCCTTCGTAGCACACCCTGAGTCTGGCGGCATGAGTCTCACTTTGGTAGAGGCTCGTATGGCCATCTTTTGGTCGAACTCGTTCAAGCCTGAGTATAGATCGCAAGCGGAAGACCGGATTCACCGGAAAGGGATGGACGAGAATCTTGGCTGCGAGATTGTCGATTACGTCCACCTGCCGACTGATGACAGAGTGATCCAGGTCATCCGCGAGAATAGGAGACTTGAACTTATGAGCATGGGCGAGTTCTCATTAGATCACGAAGTGGAGGTCGGATCGAATGACTCACTCTATACAGAAGCTGCGTAAACGGTGTCCCAAATGCACGAAACACCGGCATCGCAAGTCATTTGCGAAAGACAACAAACGGCCAGACGGCCTTTATCCTTACTGCCGTAAATGTCAGGCTGGCTATGCCAAGCGATGGCGAGATGCCAACTATGAGCGCGAGTTAGCAAAGCAGCGTGCAAGATATGGCTCACCGGCCGCAAAGCGCTCAAAGCGCGAGTGGCATTTGAAAAGGTCGTATGGAATCGACCTGAATGAATATCATCGAATGCGTCGTAAGCAGCACGGATTGTGTTTGATTTGTCGCAGCTACTTCGGCACTAAGTTGGTGGTTGACCATAACCATAAAACTGGCCGAGTTCGTGGGCTGCTGTGCTGCGGATGCAACTCTGACATCCGTCTGTTTGAGCAAGACAAACGAGTCGTGCGGCGAATTCTGATCTATCTGACATAGCAAATCACAGGCGCTACCCAAGCCCATCCTGTTTCCACAATTCTAGTTTGGAGTCTCTGTCCCATGCGTTTTGTAGCGAGTCTTTTCCTGGCCGTCGCTCTGCTCGCGGCCACCGCTTTTGCGGCGGACACACCATCAACGATCAACCCGTTGGTGCAGAAGTTGCAGGATGTCAGCGTCACAATCAAAGCCAACGGCGGTCAAGGCTCGGGTGTTATGTTCACCCGCAAGGTCGGCGACAACGATGTCACCTACGTCTGGACTGCGGCGCATGTCGTCGCCCGCAACCGCAAGATTCGGATGGTCGTTATCAACGGCAGCCCGAAGGCCGTGGTCGAATTCGAGGACGCCCAGATCGTCCAAGAGTTCAAGCAGGATGGTCGGCGTATCGGCGAGATCAAAATGGAGGCCCGCGTGGTCCGCTACAGCGACGCCCAGAACGGCGAAGACCTGGCGCTTCTACAAGTCCGAAAGAACAACTTCGTCGGTCCTGAGACCACGATCAAGTTCTACGATGGAGAGATACCGCCAATCGGCACAGAGCTGTATCACGTCGGCAGTTTGCTTGGTCAGTTCGGCTCCAACAGCTTGACGACGGGCGTCGTGTCACAAGTCGGTCGCGTGCTTGACCTGGGTGCCAATGGCGTTGTGTTCGATCAGACGACGGTCACGGCCTTCCCTGGCAGCTCCGGCGGTGGTGTGTACTTGAAAGGCGATGGCCACTACGTCGGTATGTTGGTCCGCGGTGCCGGCGAGCAATTCAACTTGATCGTCCCGGTGCGCCGGCTACGCGATTGGGCCAAATCCGCCAAGGTTGAATGGGCTGTCGATCCGAACCTGCCGATGCCCTCGGCCGACGAGCTGAAGAAACTGCCTGTCGAAGACAGCGGTGTCAAGTTCGAGAAGGGCTATGATGCGGCCAAGAGCCCACATGATGGCGGTGACGACGAAGAGTCAGCCGTCAATAAAGAGTTCCCCTTCCTTATGAAGTTCGACGGCCCTGGCAAGATTAGCCAGCCGTCGCAGCCCGCTACTCGGGCGAAGTCGCTGCTCGAAATGTTCCGCTAAGCAGCGCCCTCTTCCCTCGTCCCTTCCTTTCAACACCCGCTCGGATCGCCCTGATCCGAGCGGGTGTCCCGCCCTCTCCCCGGATTTGTTATGGCCCGCTCGATTTCGCCTGAGAAGGCGGCACACATCAAAGCAGAACTCGCCGATGCGAAAGGCCGTGGTCAGGCCCGCATCGCGAAGAAACATAAAGTCAGTCGGTCGCTCATAAGCGACATCTTCACCGGCCGGGTCCACGGCGACGTTCCGTGGCCGGAAGGTTATGACCCAGTACCAAACAAAAAGGGCGGCCAGCACAAACCGGCCGACGAACACGACCCCACCAACGAACGCATCCTCGAACTCGAATCCGAAGTCATCCATCTGACCGAGGAGCGCAACCGCGACCGCCTGAAGTACAAAGCCAGCGCCAAGAGCCAAGGCTTGTTCAAGGCTCTGGTTCGCGAAATGGACCTGCGGGTGAAGCCGTTCAAGGCTCTACCAGTTGCCTACCGACAGCCGCGCGGAAACAAGGTCATCCGCGAACACATGGTCATGCACCTGTCGGATGGCCACCACGATCAGGTCATCAAGCCGGAAGAGTGCGGCGGCCTGGAAGAGTACAACTTCCCTATCTCGTGCGCCCGCGCCGAGCGATACGTTGACACGGTGGTTGAATGGACCACCGACACGCTCGCGCCGAAGTTCAACTTCACTGATCTGTGGGTGCTGGCCTATGGCGACCACACGAGCGGTGAGATTCACGGCCACGCCCAGCGGAGCTACTTCCGCAATCAGTTCAAGAACTGCTACGCCATCGGCCAACTGCACGCCCTGATGCTGCGCGATCTGGCTCCGCACTTCGAGCGGGTCCACGTCGTCTATCTGCCCGGCAACCACGGCCGGCGGACGGTGAAGAAAGATCACCACGGTGCCCACGACAACTGGGACTACCTGATCGGCGAGTTGGCCCGGATGCACTGTCGTGACATCACCAACATCGACTTCCTGATCCCTGACGCCTGGAGCGTCAACCTGGACATCAACGGCGTCGGCGTCAACCTGAGCCACGGCGACGATGTAAAGGGAAACCTGGGCATCCCGTTCTACGGGATGGTCCGACGCCAGAAGGGCTTGATTGCCCTCGGCGCGATCAACGGCAACATGCCGCTTCGATATTTCTTCATGGGCCACCATCACGTGGCGGCCACGCTGTCGGATGTCAACGGCGAACTGATGGTCAACGGAGCATGGGCTGGCACCGATGCCTATTCCTACAACTCGTTCAGCGGCTACCGCGAGCCGGCGCAATGGATTCACGGTATGAACCCGAAGCACGGCATCACGTGGCGGATGAACGTGAAGCTAAAGCACCACAGCGAACAT